ACTGGCTTGGCCAGGTAGATCCTTTGACTGGGATAAGAAGGCAAGCACTTCTGGACGATGCTTATGCAACCTTTGACTCTTCACGAGTAGCTAATTTCTTTATTACCTTCAAAGGTAACTCCGGCAAACCATCTCAAGACAATGATACTCGAACTGAAAAGGCGAAAGAACTGGAAGAGCAGATAATACCTGATGGCGCTGGTGCAGGCTCAGAAGCATTGGGACAACCGGCAAAACCAACAGTTACTACCGCTCAATACCTTAAAGCAGTGAAAGACGCCCAGACAGGGAGAATAACAGAACAGGATTTTGAAAAAATTGCGAATCAATACCAAACGCAATTTGCGGCAGGGGCCTAAGCTTATAGTGAGGGGTTCCTGCCTTAACCGAGGAGGATAAATTATGGCAATAGATGCAGCTGCGGGAACCCCGCAATACAGTGGGAATTTCATCCCCGAAGTTTGGTCTGGAAAGCTTTTAATAAAATTCTATGCCGCCACCGTCATGGCCGCTATATGCAATACGGACTATGAGGGCGAAATTAAGAATGTTGGCGACAAAGTTATTATTAGAACTACCCCGACCATTACCATTCGGGAGTACACGAAAAATCAATCTTTAACCATCGAGCACCCTGAAAGTGACCCCGTTGAGCTTGAAATAGACAAGGCGTATTACTTCTATTCAGCGTGTGATGACATCGATGCCTATCAGTCTGACATTAAGTTGTTAGATGATTGGACAAGGGATGCCAGTCAACAGATGAAGATCACCATGGATACCGCTTTTTTGGCGGATATCTATAATGATCCGACTGCAACCTATAACAGAGGCGCTACCTGCGGTAAGATCAGTGCATCTTTCAACATGGGTACAACCGCTGCTCCACGAGTGATTACCAAGGATAATATCCTTGAGGCTATCGTGGATTGTGGAACCATCCTTGATGAACAGAATATACCGGAAGAAAGCCGCTGGGTAATTATTCCTGCATGGTTTTCAGGCATGATTAAAAAGTCAGACCTGAAAGATGCCTCTCTGACAGGTGACGGAACCTCAGTCATGAGGAATGGCCGTCTTGGTATGATAGACAGATTCACTCTTTATAGCTCGAATCTGCTTAACACAACGTCTGATAGTGGGTTTACCTGCTACAGTGTTATGGCAGGCCAGAGAAGCGCTGTCTCTTTTGCTGCACAGATAGCAAAGGTACAGAGAGTCAGTCCTTCTGCTTCCTTTTCTGAGGCAGTGAAGGGCCTTAATGTCTACGGATATGAGACCTTGAAATCAGACGCCCTGGTAGAGTTGTATTGCAGAAAGTAAACAATAACCTGGGGAGTTTTCGGACTCCCCGCAAACAAATTTAAGGAGATTAGATTATGGCAACAACGTATCATTATTACAAAGAAGGCTACGCATTACCGTATGATCATTTCGGTAGTGTATTGCTAAAGAGAAGTGAGGATGTAGCAGCCTTAATCGCCAGTGGTGCCGCTGGATATTCTCCGTTAGCTGTAGATGGGGTAAGGACAGCCCTCCCCTCGACTGGCTTTGCAGCCACGGATATATTACAGTTATGGAGAGTACCGGCAGGAGTCTTGCTGATGGGTGGTGGAGTAAGAGTCACCACGCTTGGAACGGCAACCACTATCGATGTAGGTCATGCAAGCGATACGGCGACAATGCTTGAATCCGCCGAACATGATCGGTGGGCCACTCAGATTGTTACAACGGCAACAGGGTATTTTAAGTTTGATACTCTTGATGGTGATGATTGGGCAGGTGTTACAACCGTTCAACCGCTTGAAACACTGTCTATCGCAAACCTGAGCATCGATGTAACATTCAATGCTGCTGCTGAAAGTACTCTTATAGCGGACTTTTGGATGTATGGCCTCAAGGTCTATTAACCTAAACGCCGGGAGAGGGTATTTATTATCCTCTCCCTTCTAAAGGAGATACACGATGGCAAAGCAAAAATATCTTAAACAGTATAAAACCAATTACGTTATTATTTGGGCTCCGGTAGCGGCTAAAAGAAAAGACATGGTTGAGATAACCAAAGAAGATGCCCTGAAACTTTTGGCAGAACAGCAAAAGACCCATAATCAGAAGATGGCTGATGAGACTAAGGTGGTAAAGGTCGAGGCAGAGGAACTGGTTGAAGAACCCAAAGAAGAGGCAAGCATTGTGATTGATGAAGTTGAAAAAGGCCAGGAGCTTCCCGAGGATGATACTAAGGAATCTGATGAAGAAGACCCTGATATCAAAATGCTTGAAGAGATCAGGATAGTAGGCAAAGGCAAAGCCAAAATTGAGCTTTATATGCTTGAGAAATATAGCATAAATGTTGACCGGAGATTCAAGCTCGATGAACTGGTTAATCAGGCCGTTGCCAAAAGAAAAGAAGAGCTTGGGGTATTAGTTGTCGATGTAGAGGAATAATACTATGGCTAATGTCACTGTTAAACATATTCTTGACATGATTGAAGACCAAGTTCAGGACGAAGATAATGATTTATGGGATGTTCAGGATCTCCTAAATTGGTACAACATCGGAACCCGGACTATCGTTGGCCTTGACCCCAAGGCAAACAGCGTTATAGATGCAGTAAAGCTCGTAGCAGGGGTTAAGCAGGCTATCCCTGCCGGTGGTATAGCACTTGTCGCTGTTTATCGTAATATGGGTGATGATGGAGTAACATCAGGCAGAGCGATTACCCTAACTTCTATACCCTCTTTATCGTCATTTTATCCCTCATGGAGTACCGAGACCGCAACTGAGGCGATCTATAATATTATGCCGGACTCTAATAACAAGACAGCTTACTATAACTATCCGCCCTCAGACGGGGCAGGCTATGTGGAGATAGAATATTCCAAAGTGCCTACGATTATTGTCTATGATGAAGATGGAGACTGGGAAAGCGCTCAGGTAGGAATAAAGGAAGATTATGTAAACCAATTAATAGACTACCTCTTACATCGTGTGTATGGCAAGGATACGGATATACCTGGAAATGAAGGAAAATCCAAGATGTATCTTGCTTTATTTTTACAGGGAATGGGTGTTGTTACTCCCACGGAATAAAAGGAGAGATTGATGGCCACAGATATATCGTCATGGGAAACTGAGATACTACCCGATATAGAGGGAGTGCCTTATCCGGCGTTAGAAATTGCTGTAAGGAATGCCTGCATCGAGTTCTGTGAACGGACTTTACTTTGGACTTACACTCTTGATCGAATAGATGTCGAGGCGGACACGCAGAGCTATTCTTTGACAATTCCTGGGGCTATTTACGGTGAAATTATCTCTATCGATGACGTTAAATACAAACAGGATGGATTGGATGACGGTCAGTTTGTTACCCTGAATCCTATAAGCAAAAACCAGAAAGATTTTCATGATAGTGGCTCATGGTCTTTTAGAACTTCCTCTACTCCGAGCGGGTACTGGGTAGACAAGGATAGAAATATCCTTCTTTACAATACACCGACCGAAGCCAGCTCCGAAGGATTGCTTGTCAGGTGCAACATGAGACCGACAAAGGCCTGCACAACCGTTGAGGATTTCCTTTATAACGACCATTATGAGGTTATCGGGGCAGGCGCAAAGGCTAAATTATTCAGTCGCAAAGGTCAATCCTGGTATGATTCGGACCTTGCCGGTGTATTTGGCGGTATATTCAACACAGGCATTAATGATGCCAAACCAATAAAGACAACTGGTTACACTAAAAGGCCTATGAAGGTTAGAATGAGGGAATGGATATAATGGCAACCTATGAATTTACAAATAACGCTACATCAACCCTCGATTCTGCTATCGGAGCGTCAGACGTTACCCTTAACTTAGCATCAGGGGGCGGAGCTTTATTCCCTGCTGTGTCTGCTGGTGACGGTAGCCAATTTTATGTGCTTGCTATAGAAGGGAGCACAAAAGAATGGATGTTATGTACTGCCCGTTCAGGAGATGCCCTTACCGTAACACGCGCATCGACCTCGTATAGTTTTAGTTCTGGGGCTATCGTTGCCTTGAGATTAAATGCCACGATATTGGATACATTCCTTCAAAAAGGTGTTTACAGAGAAAATGCCGGAAGCCCTGATGGGAGTTTAGCGGCTAATTATACAGGAGAAGAGGTCTTGGATACAACGAATAGCCTTTGGTACAAACATATAAGTGGAACAGAATGGAAGGCAATGAACTCTTAACGGAACATAAGGAACAGTATGGCAGCGAATACGGAACAGTTGTTTAATACCTT